TGATGGTAGAAACTCCGGTATAGCCACCATCGAGGCTATTATTCTTGAGGTGGATGATCTCGTCCGCAGTGAACACACCATTGATATTCCACACGTAGTCCGAGACGCTGTACGTATTGCTATCCTTGTCGTAGGATACCGAGCCGTCTCCGAGAAGAATTATATCCAGCAGCTCACCGCGAGAGGAGAATCGAGGGTATATATAGGCGTTCCCCGAGAGGAGTAGGCGAGATACGATATTCTTGAGCAGCACAAAGAAGTTCTGCCTGCTATTCGCCTGCCCCGCAAATAGTGTGTTGAGCTGAGTGTCCCCTGCATACTTGAAGATGCTCCCCGAGCGCTTTAGGTGCTGTAGCTCGAGCGATGCAATAGTCCCAGAGAGAATATCCACACATCGGTACACGCTGGCAATAGCCATTGCGCTATCAGGCGTAGATACCGAGGGGGCATTGAATTGATTTACGAACTCCTGCACGCTACCACCCGATGCGCACTTATCGCCATCTGCGTAGTAAGACCGCTTGAAGAAGCGGGTAAAAAAATTTGAAATGGTCATTTATACGATAGTTTTGAAGTGGTTGAACAGCCAAAAGCCCATTAGGCACGTGATAGCTCCGTCAATCTTGTCCGAAGCCACAGCCTTGACGGGCTTGCGGTTTTCGAGTCGGTCCTCGTCTATCACAGCGTTGCCAAAGCAGTATGCCGTGATAGGATTAGGGTTAAAAGTTATGCTATCCTGCGACAGGGCCAGCTCAAACGACATCACAGCCGTATTGAACGATCCATTGGTTTGCGGGATAGCCTCCAGATTTGCCTTGCCCACCTGCGGAGTAGATCGCAAGAGGTTTGTGAACTCGAGAGCCTTATAGGGGTCGTAGCCTATTTTCAGTGTATAGAGGGGCTGTCGGAGAATAGTATCCACAATGAGAGGGTAGTCGATGCTGTCGCCCTTACAGAGCGTCAGATAGCCGTCATCAGACCACCGCTTGTAAAGCTCTCGGTTTACATGCGTGGCGAGCATACCCTCGGGGAAGAAGTAATGCGTGATAGCGTGGAACGGGCAGACCTTGGTGCGACCCTCGGGGACACGACTTGGTGTATAGACAAGGAACGTAAGCGCACTAAAGTCGTCACGTACGGACAAGTCCACAGCGCACATCGCACGATAGCCACGCAGAGACTCCATAGGTACGTGCATAAACGCCTTTTCAATCGTCTCACGAGGTATCCACATCTCACGCTCGTCGCGGGCGAAGATATTGAGGAGCTTGTTGCGGAACGCCTTCATATCACCTGCCGTGAGCTGCGCTTTCTGATACTCCGCTTCGTAGTACTCGGGGCGCACCGTTACACCCAAGTGAGGTTGCACCTTGTGCCACGTATTAGGGTCGCCCTCCTCGTCATCTACATCTGGCTCAAAAATGTGTGCGAAGATGCTATTATTCTCCACCTCTCCGCGGAGGATAGACTTATAGGCATCCAGCATCTCAGTAAATGGCGTATCGAGCTTGTCACTGGCGGTAGTGATCACGAACGTAAGAGGATTTCTCCGTGCACCCATTGACGAGGTCAGGACACTCTTTAGCGCATCACTCTCCGCCTGCGCATACTCGTCGATGATCACCAGTGAAGCATTCAGACCATCCAATCGGTCTGCAGCAGACGACAGACAACGCGCAATGGACATCTTCCCTGGCATTCGGTTGAACACCTGCTCACGGTTGATCTTAAAGCGTCTGAGCTGAGGATCAAGCGCACGCAGAATCTTGGATATCACACCGAAGCACACCTGCGACTGCTGATAGCTGTTACTGCCCACGTAGCTCTCTGCGTTAGCATCGCCATAAAGGAGGTCATACACCGAGAGCGTAGCAATGGAAGTAGTCTTGCTGAACTTACGAGGAACGAAGAGGAGGACATCGCGAACGAGCCTTCTCTCCCCATCATCGTGGTAAAACCAAAAGATATTAGTGAACTGAAATACCTGCACTGGGGTAAGAGCGAAGAACACCATACCCTCGGCAGACGGGAGGCGGATATTTTCGTAGAACGTGATGAAGTGACGCACCTTCTCGTCTCGAAGTACATACTTGTCCACCTTGTGCAGGAAGCGCTCAATAGACAGAAGCTCATACACGTTGTGCAGGCTTGGATGCTTGATGCACTCGCGTATATACGACGATAGACGCTTGTCGAGCTTGTTGAAGCGCGGGTATGGTATCTTAGCGCTTCGCAGACGATCTACGACTTCGCTTTTCAGTGCTGTCGCTTCGCTTTGACTTAGTTGTTTCGTCATATATCTGCTGGAGTATGTGGTTGAGCTTGTCTACCTCGTCCCCGCTCGTGAACTTCGCTGTCCGTACGGTCATCTGAAGCTCGGACAGCTGTGCGCGGAGTTCCTTAGACGCTTCAATAAAGATGGACCAGGCAGGATTAGCTCTCTTGCGTGAATCGCCCTCTCGGCTGATTTCCTCTACGACTATGCCGTCATCCATAAGCACCGCATAAGACTCCCTGCACACACCAGCCATCTGCGCTGTGGCCGATATTAGCGGCTCAAACGCTGGGGAGTATGCGCCAAGGGCCTTTAGCCCATCTCTTAGAAAGCATGCGGTTTCTTCTTGCGTCATTTTGTAGAGGGCACTACATAGACCCAGCGAAATGCATCATTTTGACACCACTTTACCCCCCAAAACTTTTCAAGCTGCACCAACACCCCCATGCGACTTTGAGAACTCGTGCGAAGAAAAGGGAGCGAGGGGTGGTATGCAGGGGGTATCTCCTCCACTTAAAATCGCCTCCCCCTCTCCTCGCGATGTCGATTTTTCGGGCAGCCGAAAAAGATGCAAGGAGGGCGAAAAAAATGTGCCTAAAATGCTGGGAAATAGCGTTTTAGATTTGGTGGTTACGGTTTTTTGTTGTACCTTTGTAGTACAAAGAAAGGGGGAAACGCCCTAAGCTTTGGAACGGGAACGAACGCAAAAAGCCCCGCGCGCGTTTCACAACGAACAACGGGGCTACCATTTTTTCTTAATCAGTACAAAGGTATGGAAACTAACCAGACTAACCAAAAGGCGTATACCACGACGTACGCAGTAGCAGCAAGCTGGAGCGGGTGCACAACTATCCTATGCAACGAAATAGCCTACCTCGATGAGGAGCTAATGTACAACACAATAGGATACCAGTGCGACGAAGAGACTGAGGAATATCCAGAGATATACCAATACTACCTAACGAACTGCAGCGAGGACCTTTGCGAGTTCCTAAACGAACACTTTGGCCTCATGTTCGCATATAGCGAAAAGCTGGATTTGTGGGTGCTGCTTGTGGACCACTGCGGCACGGGGTGGGACTGCGTAGAGGTAGATACAGATCTACCCGCCGCCGCCGCACCACTAAACACAAGTAGAATCAACTAACCTAAAAACAACCAGAAAAATGAGCGACAAGGAAAAAGAGATAATAAAAAGAGCCGTAGAAATAGACGAATACACTCCATCTTGCTACAGAAGTAGGGAGACTGCGTCAGATATGTGGGACTGCGTTGCTATTATGCAAAATTGCAAGATGCTACTAAGATCCTATAAGGATGATAAAGAGCTAATTAGCCACATAAGAGAAAACGGCATACCCGTCTCAAAGCAGATAACCGACTACCTCAAAGATAGGAGCGAAGAAAACGAAGAGCGCGCCTATATATATATGCAAGGAGTCCTAAGAGCTGACACCTACGAATTGGCGCAGCTGGAGTATGGAGTATCTTACGAAATAACCAGAGAAATGTACTACTTTGCAGAAGAGATACACGCAAACAAAAGCAAATAACATACAAAGATACCAGACAATGGAAACGAAGAGAAAAGAAGCCGCACGCATGGAGATAACCAACGTGCAAGAGCTAAGAAGAGCCGAAAAAGAGGGCTTGATCAAGGAGCTGCACACGTCCCTATATCGGGGATATGTATCAAGGGTCAAAGGGCAAGAGGTAGAGCCGTATAAGGGACGATTTGGCGAAGGGGTAAAGCTCTTATCCTGCAACCGCAACAGCACACGATACAGCTATGTAACATACTACGTATACACCCAAAAAAACGAAGGCAATGAAAACGAATAATACCATCACGCTACTGGGGAAGGAGCTTGCTATATCACAAACATACGATAGCCACGGATACGGTCTAACCGAAACGATCGAATCTATCCACATAGACCTAAAGGATCTAACAAGCTTAATCACAAGCGAAGAGGAGGCGGAGACGCTTGCCGAAGAAATGAGCGACTATGCCTACAACGAGGCTTACAACGAGTGCAAAGCCCAAGCCGAAGAGGGAGAAGCGTTATACGCTTATCGCACACTGATGATATACCTCGAAGGAACGGGCAGGTACAACAGCGGATATATATCAGCGTCGGCAATGTACATAGAGTGCGAAAGCAGTAGCGAGCGTTGTTTTACCTTCGGAGGTCAGGACATTGACCGCAAAGAGGAGGAGGACGAAGACGGGGAGGAAATGGCCGAAAACATTAGATACAACGAGATCCTATACACCCTAAAGATGCAAAAGTTCTCGCGACGAATGAGCGAGGGAGAGCGCGGGGAATTTGAGTCCCTTGAAGAAGAGGCGCGCGAAAATTACAAGCGCTTGCACCCCGAAGAGTTCG